ACCTCAATGGAATACTTATTGACAATATTACCACAGTATCGAGTGCGGCTACACTCACATTACCTCCTTTTGGGCAGCATTTTACTGTTAATGGTACGACAGGTATTACGACTATTACAGCCAATCGTACTGTATTTTCTACTCCAGTAACGTTGCGCTTTACTACAAGTCTTACCGTCAGTGATGGAAATAATCTAAAATTGGCAGGAGACTTTAGCGCGGGAGCAGATGACACTCTTACTCTGATTTGCGACGGTACAAACTGGTACGAAGTTGCAAGATCTGCGAACTAATCTACTTATAGGGGGAAAACTATGAAAGCTAAACCACCGGGGAATCCTAAAGGATGGACCCCTCCTAAGAAATTTGAATTGCGAAAGGAAGATAAATACCATGCCGTGCGCTTCTCAGGGAAAAAAGATGAAGAAGGGAATGAAATCCCCTATGAAGGGCATGTCCTCTCAAGGGAAAAAGCAAGGAAAATCGTAGAGCAAGTAGGAACTAGTCCACTTAAACTTGATATTGGATGTGGTCCTAACCGCCGCCCAGGATTCATTGGAGTGGATATCGCGGAATCTACGGGTGCAGACATTGTAATGAACATGGAAACACAGAATCTTCCTTTTGAAGATAACAGTGTCGATGAAATTGTCTGTAGTCACTTCCTTGAGCATGTGCATAACCTGATTCCTATCATGAACGAGTGCCACAGGGTACTAAAACCTAGAGGGGTGATGGTAATTTATGTTCCTATCTACCCCTCTATACAGGCTTTTCAAGATCCTACGCATGTTCGCTTCTTTACTCAGATGACTTTAAGTTATTTTGACGAGAAGAATCCTTACTGGACAGAGGTAGGAAAGCATTACGGCATCAAACCTTTCTCCCAGATTGTACAATCAGTACAAAAAGGATGGGAACTTGTAGCATCACTGAAAAAATAGGAGCCTTTCATGCGTATAGGAGGCGCAATTCTACTGGGGAATACGTGTGCAAACACGATCATCAGTAACCTACAGAAATTAAGGACAGTACTTGTGCCTCCTCCTTCTGTTCCTTATGTAACATTCCAAGGACAGGGGGTAATTTTCGGGGGAACAGTAGTGTCATGGCAGAATAATACCTCTATCTAGGAGAATGTATGTTTAAATTGTTTCGAGAATTTCTCTCGGTGCTTATCTTGAAGATGCGGCAAGAACTTGTACGTCAAGCCTGTTATGATGCGGTTGCTTACAGTGTTGAACAACAGTTGAAAAGTTCTTGTGATGAAGATGTTCGTATGGAACTGGCGCTGAAGTACCTTAGTAAAGTTCTTCCTGGGATTGATCGTAATGAGGCGATCATGTATCTTGAGTCTTTGCAAAGTAAACTAGTGGGTGTTGGGGCGAATCCTAGTCAGAAGGTGTAATCATGAGTAAAGAATTAGATACCAATGCCGATGGTAATGTAGATAAGGATCTAATGCCTACACAGGATACTCCTGTTAATGGTGAGGTGGATGCTCCTATCTCTAGCAATTGGGCATTTGATCATGAGGCTGATACGACAACCCACGGTGTAACGTCCGGTGCTATCATTGGTGGATCACTCGGAACTGTAGACAATGTTATGGTACGTTCTGATGGTACGGGAGGTTCTACTGTACAAGGTACAGGGATTATCGTTGGAGATGATGACTCTGTAAAGGGCGCAGGAACGTATATCATAGATGCCTCAGATAGTCGTGCATTCGATTCGGGAGATATTGGAGCAACTGTTCGTATGACAGGGAGTGGCAAGACACTGACAATGCCCGCACAGAGTGGGAGTGGTAGTGTGTTTTCCGTAAATGATTTCATCAATATTCTCCACGACGGGGCGTCAACTCTAACCATTGCTGTTACGACAGATACACTTATCTCAGATGGAAGTAAAACCAAAATCAAACTAGGTACGATTGCTACTCTTATGAAAGTAGCATCTGCTCGTTGGGTATTGGTGGGGAACTTAGAATGATAGGCGGGGGGATGTTGTTCGGAATCAAGACAAAAACACCCATTCAAGCTCATCGCTATTGGCGCTTGTTGCCTACCGATGTCAGTTGGCACAACTATTCTTTGAGTAATAAATATTTTCAGGCAATCTTTCGATTTGCCATGTACGCATCTGCAGATGGAAGTGGAACAGACCTTTGCCTTGCCGGAACTGCTTCTGCAAAATCTTATTACGCCGCTGGTTACGAAGCATCGAAAGCAAACGATAATAATGGAACAACTCGTTGGACAACAGCGCAGGCTGCCGATACAAATTTGAATCCTCAGTGGTGGGCGATTGACCTCGGTTCAGGTATTTCCGCAGAAATAAAATCCGTTCGTATGGACGGGTATTATGACGGGTCGAGTGGTGAGCTTTATGCCAAAAGTTTTGCTTTGCAGTATTCAGATGATAACACCAACTGGACAACCAAGACGACATTTAACACTGCCGAGGCAGGTCTTACATCACAACTTTTTCAGAATCTTTAGGTGAAATATGAAAGTTATCCTTGAAACAGGACAGATACTTGATGATGAAATAGCATATATCAGGTATCGAGAAATTAGTGGTGGAAAAGCGGAATCTCTTGAGGTATTGAATTGGAACGAATGGGGGATGGCCGAGTATCAGCCACCCACAGTACCTGACGGATACAAGCAAACAAATGTACTCGTAGATATGGAAACGTACTGGACACATCGGGTGATAGAAAAGACTACAGAAGATATTAAAGCTGAAACCTATGTCTACCAAATCACACCACGTCAGTGCCGTCTATGGCTGGCGCAACATGGGTTGCTGACCAACGTGGAATTGGCGATTGCCGCACAGGGTGCCTCTGCTCAAATTGAATGGGAATACGCCCTGGAGATCAAGCGCGATCATGCCCTTGTCTTGGGGATGCAGCAGGTGCTTGGCAAAACTGGCGACGAGATGCATCAGATGTTCTGGGAAGCAAGTCAACTTTAGGAGAGAGTATGTCATTTAAATCTGTACTGAATAACTATAAGACTACATTGATTGGGATGATTGGGGCTGCTGCACAAGTTGGACTTCCGCTATACCAGACAGGAGCAGTATCTAAAGAACAAATGATTGGAGCAATGGTCTTTGCCGCCCTCGGATACTTCGCGGAAGATGCCAAGAAAACCCAACAGCCATAAGGCTTGCGGAAAAGCGTACACACCCAATTGTCAGCAGAAAGGTAATGTAGATGGAATTTGTGCCTCGGCCTGATTGCAAGTACAAATACGATTACGAGGCGATCTTCCGAGATATTGCACAGGGGGAATTGCCTGAGAAGGAAACATTCAGATCTTTAATTCTGAATGATCTATGGTTCATTGTCTATTTTATTATGGAGATTCCTGTAGCGAATCATCCGTTTGTTGTAAATCAATGTAAGGTTGTTGAGGAAGGTCCGAAGTCACATACACTGGATGTATGGGCGCGTGAACATTTTAAGTCAACGATCATCACTACAGCAGAAACAGTGCAAGCAATCTTGCGTAATCCAGAATGTACTACAGCAATTTTCTCTTTTAAGAAACCTGCTGCTGATAAATTCTTGGATGCGATCCGTAAGACGCTAGAAAAAGAAACACTGATCAAACTGTTCCCTGAAATTCTGTATGAGAAACCGGATACTCAGGCACCAGTATGGTCACTGCAAAGTGGTATCAGGGTTAAGCGCCGTAGTACTTCTCGAAGAGAGAACACTGTGGAAGCCTTTGGTCTTGTCGAAGGCATGCCTACTGGTGGTCACTATGATCGTCGTATCTATGACGACATCGAGACTGCTGACTTGGCAAAGAGTCCTGATCAGTTGAATATGTGTTTCTCTCAGCTTGAGTATTCAGAGTTTCTTGGTGTTGATGGAGGTATCGTCCGAATCATCGGTACGTACTATAATCACGCAGGACCGCTGGTTCGTATCCAGAATAAAAAAGATAAAGAAGGAAACTTCATCTACACAACTAGGGTTGTTCCTGGTAGCGATGATGGAACCGCATCGGGTAAACCAGTTCTAGTGAGCGCACAACGTTGGCGAGAACTACAGGCAGGGGAACACTTCAATCAGCAGATTCTTTGTGATCCTACTCCTGCTTATGACCGTAATCTTGCGAGTGAATATCTCAGGCCGATTGAACGTCGATTCATTCCTAATGATCTATTGAAGTTTATGTTGATAGACCCTGCGGGCGATCAGTCTACACAATCTGGTGAAGACTCATGGGCGATGGGAGTGTTTGGAGTTGAAAGATCGTCAGACGAAATCGGAGCGTCCAATGTTTATATCTTGGACTTGGAGATATCACCACATAAACATTCCGATGCCATTGAAGCGGCTACTCGAATGTATCTGCGGAATGGGGTCATCCAAGCGTTAGCCATTGAGAAGGTTGGGCAAAGTACTGCGGAGATTCACGTGGCAAATGCTCTTCGTGCGGCTAATCGTAGCGTCTCTGTGGAAACAGGATCATTGATTATCCTGAAACCACAGGGCAGGAAGAAAGAAGATCGTATTGTTTCAGCACTGCAATGGCCGTTGAATAATAATAAATGGTTCTATGCTGCAGATGTTGAGATTAGTTATGTAGCAAGACTCAAAGATGAAATGGATAAGTTTCCATTTTGGCATGATGATGGTTTGGATATTTGTGCGTATCTCTACGACATCCTCAAAGATTACAGATTCAGTCGGCCTCGGAAACTTGAACCGTTGCCTTATCCGAAAGTAGGGGTGGTCTAATGGCTAAAAGAAACAAGAAAGAAGATGAACTCAAAGAACAAGCCCTCTCGTACTTGAAGACGGCAATAGCAGATAACTCTGATATTCTCGATAATGCTGAGCGTAACTTTAACAGTTACATGATGGATGAATATGGGAATGAGGTTGATGGTCGATCTAAGTTCGTCACCTCAGATGTGTCAGAGACTGTTGAATGGATCATGCCCACATTGATGCGGTTGTTCTATGGATCTCAGTATGTTTTTGATGTACTGCCGATTGGTCCAGAGGATGAACTGAAAGCCAAGCTGATGAATGCTAAGTTGAATCATGACTTCATGCAATCTCAGAATGGTTATATGGTTCTGCATGATTGGTTCAAATCTGCTTTGATGAACAAGATCTCAGCAGTCAAGTATTGGTGGGAAGAAGAAGAACTCCGCACACCGAGGGAATATGAAGATCTGACTGAGGAAGAAGTTCTCGGACTTCGTGAAGATCCTGAAGTTGAACTAGACGAGAATACTCTGAAGTTCGATAATGGATTGTTCTCTGTCTCAGGCGATGAAGTTAAGATAAAGAAGTATGCAAAGTACGAGGTACTTCCTCCCGAAGAATTCATCTTCAATTTGAAGAGCCGGACTGAAGTAAAGGATGCAGACTTTGTTGCGCACAAGAAACGTGTTCACAAGAATTATCTGAAGTCAAACTATAAGGTAAAGGATGCAGACCTAGAGCAACTTCATTTGGAATTCGATAACAGTAGCACTCTAGAAGATACTCGTTTTGAGGATCTCGGTGGAATCAACTTCCTGACGGATGATCATACGGAAAAAGATTTCTACTTTATCTATGAGTGTTACATGAATGATTATGATTCTGAGGGTAACAAGATTCCTATGAAACTTGTTGTACTTGGTAATCGTGTCATTAGTTCTGAACGAAACAGTTACAATCGTCCTACGTTCTGTACCTTGTCTTCTGTGCGGATTCCACATCGCATGGCAGGTATGTCTGTATCCGATTTGGTGTATGAGATCCAACGTCTGCATACATCATTGATTCGGGCGATCATGGACAATGTGTATTATCAGAATAACGGTATCAACATTGTCAATCCGTTCCGTATTAATATGGACGATGTGATCAACAGGAAAGAACCGGGAGCTACATGGAGGACTCTGCACGACATTGATCCTTCGTCTGCTTTGTTCCCTGTGCAACCTAATCCTATGGCTCCTCATACCTTGCAGATGCTTGATGTGGTTGCAAAGATGAAGGAACGCAGGTCTGGTGTTAATGATTACGGTCAGGATGGTCTGTCACAACAAACGCTGAATAAGACTGCCATTGGGATGTCTCAGGTAATGTCCCAGGCAATCGAGCGTATTGAAATGATTGCTCGTTTGTTTGCTGAGACGGGTGTTCGTGACGTTGCTCAACAGGGTATCAAGATGAACATTGACTTCATGGATCAGGCTTCCTTTGTTAAACTGGATCAGCAGTGGGCAGAGATTAATCCAGAAGATATCCAAGGTAACTTCGATGTTGTAGTCGATGTCGGTGTGGGTACTGCGATTAAAGAATTCAAGATCAATCAGCTTATGACGATCTTGCAGACTCTTCCCATTGGTATGCAGTCTGGTGCTATTACGGGTGAGAATGTTTATGAACTGTACTACGCTATCTACGAATTGATGGGATACAAGGTTCCCGATAGGTTTGCTACTAAACCAGGGATTGACCCACAAGTGCAACAGATGCAACAGCAGTTCCAAGCACAGATTCAGCAGTTGACTCAGATGGTGCAGGAACTGAAGGCTGGACATGATCTGAAGATCATGGAACTTGAACTCAAAAAGGAGGAACTGCGTCTTCAGGAAAAAGAAATAAACATGAAGTATGAGGTTGATTCCGCAAAAGTTATTGTGGACGACAAAAAGGTTAAGGGGGATTTCATTGTCAAGACGCAAAAGAACCAAATGGACCAACGAAGAGCTTATAGCAAAACGCCATCAAGCTAAGGCGTTTAAAGATCCTCTCGTTGAAGAGTTCCTAGATCTCACAGAAGAGAAGTTGTTTGAGGCATGGAGGAATTCTCCTGCCGATAATCCAAAAGAGCGAGAAGAGATTTATCTTCAGTGTCTCGGACTGAAAGCATTTAGAAAGTTCATTGAAGAGATTCTCATTCTCGGAAATATGGCTGAAGCTGAAATCGTAGCAAAGATGGAAAAGGAACAAAATAGAAAGGGGCAGTAACCTACTGGACTGCCAAAGTGAATTATGGATAACGACAAACAAGGTTTGAATCTCCCCGACTTCGATGACTCTAATGAGCAACTCGATGTGGAGAATGTACAGGATGATGGTGTTGATTATGAGGTAGATGATGATCAGGATGTGGACACGGATGCTTCGGATGTTGATGTAGATGTCGATGATGAAGATGAGCCGGACAAACAGACTGCGCAAAAGAAACTGACTAAAAAAGCCTATACGCCTGACGAGATCAAACGAATTCTTAGGGACCAAGATTTTTCTGCTATTGACACTTCACGATTGAGTGAAGAAGGTAAAGCAGTCATGAAGGCCATGCAAGCCGGTCTGACCCCTAAGCTCCAAGAGAGTGCCGAACTCCGCAGGGAATTGCAGGAAATTAAGAATGCTCTCAAGGAGTCTGCTCCGAAAGCCCAACCGAAAGATATTTTCGAGGCATTCGATCAAGATCCAGATGGTACTATG